TTAAAAACGCCATTCAATTATGACGTTCTTGTCATCTATTTTAATTTCTTTAATGAATTTATTAATTACGATTTGTTTACCTTTGAAGTCCAGTTCGTCAAAAGCAACTTGGATATCTTTTAGCATATCATCTGTAATTTCCTCTGCAGCTGGTGTTGCCTCTTTTTGTTTTTCTAGAACCTTCTTTTTTTCTTCGTTTAATTTATTCATTTGCTTATTTAATATATCTTTATCCATGTCCAAATTTGTGGTGTATAGTTCAATAAGTCGTTCAATTTTTTTGTTAATGTCTTTTATTTGTTTTTCATAATTAACAATACGATCTTTTTTGTTTGAACGGCTTTTTTCGATGGTAAGATTCTTAAGTTCATTTATAACTAGAGCTTCTAATTTTGGTCTGCTCCAATTCTGATTGTTGCACTTCTCGTCATATTCAGAAGGGAATCTTCTGGCCCTACACATGTAGTAATAATATTTTTTGGGGTTCTTCTTCGATATGCCTGTACTATAAGATACAAAACTTTCGCCACAATGCTCACATTTGATTAATCCAGATAGTAAGCTTTCTTTAGCCTTGTGGGCGTTATTACCCTTATGCCTTTCCAGGAGCCTCTGTACGCGTTCAAATTGGTCTTTAGAGATAATTGATTCATGTTGTCCCTCGTATAGGTTACCGGCGAAACTGACAAGTCCTATGTACAAAGGATTCGAAAGGATGTCCCGGTACCGTCTAAATCTCCAAACTTTATAGCCTTCTAATTTAAGCATTTCTTGAACTTGTGTTATTGAGTGAGATTGCTCATACAGATCATAAGCTCTTTGTATATGCGCTGCTTCTTCCTTGTTTATAATTAAATTCCCGTCTTTTCGCAAATATCCGGCTGGGTCATAATCTCCACCCATTCCTCTAAGTCCATTTTCAGCCCTCTTTATGTGCCCCATTCGCATACGCTCAGCAATGGTTTCGCGTTCCAATTGAGCAAATACAGACAGAATGCCGATCATTGCTTTTCCAAAAGGTGTAGATGTATCAAGTGTTTCTGTTATTGATACAAAATCAACTTTGTTTTTTAAGAAATGTTCCTCAATCAGTTCAAGTGTATCTTTTTGAGACCTGGATAATCTGTCTAATTTATAAACTACAACAGCATCAATGGCCTTTAAGTCTTTAAGTAAACGCTGAAGATCAGGACGGTCAAGTGATGCTCCAGAGTAGCCACCGTCAATATAAATGTTATGAATTTCCCAGTTTTTCGCTTTGCAAAATGCTTCTAACCGTTCTTTTTGTACTTCTATACTATAGTTTTCAACCTGGTCTTGAGTGCTGACGCGGATATAGATAGCAGCTTTTGTCATATATATCACCTGGATTAAAATTTAATGTTTAAAGGTGCCATGTACCAAACTAATTTTCCTTTAATATGGATTGGGTTGTATTCTTGCTCTTTTGAACTATAAAACTGAGTAGAGTTTTCAGGGTTATAACTTTCAGGTTCTAATGTAATTCCATCCTGAAATTTATAAAACCTTTTTAAAGTTGCATCATATCCGTTGACTGTAACAGCAGCAATATCACCATTTTTAACTTCTTCTGTAGGATCAATCAATGCAAGAGCTCCTGAAGGAACAATTTTATTCATGCTATCTCCCGTTACCTGAACTAAAAAAGCCTCTGGATACGTTTCTGCAACTTCTCTTGGTACATTCACCATTTCTTTTACTGGAATCATCTCCAATGGAACTCCAGCAGCTATTGATCCTAATAAAGGAACTGGAATGGAATCCGCATTGAGAGTGTCATTATTCAATCTATTTACTTTTTGGTCCTCAATGATATCACTTTTTAATATTCCGAAATGATCTGCGATTTTCTGAATAGTACCCATACGAGGTTCTTTAAGTTCGTTCTCCCAAGTAGAGACTGCTTTATCAGATACTCCTGCGATTTCTGCAAGTTCTTTTTGTGATAAATTATGTAGTTCTCTCAACTTTTTAATATTTTTTCCTATACTCACTTTATTTCCCTCCGGCACTATTTATATGATTAATATAAACTAAAAGTAGACAATGTTCAACATTATATCGAAAAAAATCTACTTTTATTTAAGTTGCCTATTTTCAAGGTAGAAATTCGTGAGAATTTTATCGTTGACAATCTACTAAAAGTAGAATAAGATGTGATTGTGAAAGGTGAAAAGCGAGGTGAGAACGGTGAGATTCACACTGAAACAGGCTAGGTTGCTAAAAGGTTTTACACAGAGGGAGATAGCCAGTAAGCTTGGAGTCCATGTGCAAACATACAGCAAGATGGAGAAGCATCCAGATGAAGTTACTGTTAGAGAAGCAAAGAAGCTATCGGATATCTTAGAAATGAGTTATGATTGTATTTTTTTTAACCAGGGTTCTACTTTAAGTAGAGTAAATGGTGATGAATCAACTACTTAAGGTGGAGGGGAGAAAGTAAATTGAAATTAATGGAGGACCTAGAAGTCACTCATATCAAATTAGAGGGTCATAGCATCCCTATCCCAGTTGGACTATCTGATCTTTTAAATCATTCAAGAGTTTGGGTCCTTAAACAGAAAGGAGACACCATTGAGGACCCACATTTTTTAAATAATTACGAGAGAAAGGTCTCTCTGGAAGATGGGAAACTTCGGACATATCTAACTTATGTAGAAAATTAAGAACTTGCAAGCAAGGCTGATTAGCAGCCTTATCTTTTTACCAACATGGCGAAACTTGATGAACGAATTTAGTTCTAAAATCATAACGACGTAAAGTCATGGAGAACAATATAAATCAGCCCCTGCTTTAACAGAGGCTGAGAAAAAATCTAATTATGATGACCGGTAAGGAAAATCACAAGGAATCGTTCCATTTAGTTAATTTGACACCAATGACTAAATTTTCAAAGCCAGGATCATCCATACAAACAACTTTAATTAGCCCTTGTTTTTCTAATTCATGGAGTTTAACTTCGATCATTTCACTCGAGTCCTGGCCAAGTAGTTTACAAGATTGAATTATATCCGGAAAGTCAATTATCAGTCCATGTTTTTCTGCATTGATAGGCGACAAACTATTCAAAACTTCTATGAGTTTCATATTACCACCTCCTTCCAATTTTATTATACCGGAAGGAAATCTATTGGAATAAAAAATTTATGCATTTGGAGGTACCTGACGTGTTCGGCATTGGATGCTTTGGAATCGTCTTTATCACATTGTTATTCGCTGGTTTTGCAGTTGGAAAGGCCAAGGGTTGGGCTGAGTAGCCGGGAGGTGAAATTAAGGTGAATAATTACCGTTCATTTGCACTGGGGATCTTCATTGGTTGGTTGTTTACCTGTATCGTGTGGGAGATTTTCAACTAAAAGGAGGTGATGAAAATTGAGCAAAGAGTTACTATCAAGTGTTTCTGATGGTGATTGGCACACAAAGTTGGAAAACATCAAATACAGCACAAGCTTGCGCGAAATTGTAACTGTTCAATTCATGCTTGATAACCCTATTGATTAATTGGTTTTACATATTTGAAGGGAGGTGAGAATAGTGGAAACTTGTGAAAATCATCCAGTTGAAGATGTATTCGGTGATGAAATTTGTTCAAATGATGTCTACTTCATTTTTGGAAATGATGTGGTGTTAGAAGGAAATTTAAAAACATATCTGATTGGCAATCAGCAAGTCAGCTGCTATCGTGCAGTATAAAAAATGACCACTCTGCAAAGTGGCCACAAGAAAATACACACACTGAAAGTATAGCACGAAACGATGTGATGTAAATGAAACTTTTTCCACACCAGGAACGAGCATTGAATGACACATATCAAAAAGACCGTGTTGCTTATTACTTGGACATGGGTCTGGGGAAGACATTCGTTGGATCAGAAAAGATGTGGGAGCTCAATACCCCATACAATCTTGTAATCTGTCAAAAATCAAAGATCGATGATTGGAAAGATCATTTCCATCAGTTTTATGACTATGAAGTTATTGTTTTTGATCAGCAGCGCATTGAGGATATTCCTCCAGAAAGTGTCTTAATCATCAACTATGACAAAGTCTGGAGGCGGCCGGAATTATTAAAGCTTAGGAATTTTACTTTAATGATGGACGAGTCCTCCATGATAAAAAATGAATCTTCCAATCGGAGTAAATTCATTCTGAAGCTTGCAGCTGACAATGTAATTCTTCTGTCTGGAACACCTACAGGTGGAAAATATGAAGAATTATGGTCACAACTGCATTTGTTAGGTTGGAAGATTACAAAAAAACTATTTTTAAAGCAATTTGTTGTCCAGGAATGGGATGACCGGAATCAAAAGTTTGTCATCACCGGTTATAAAAATGTGGAACGCTTGAAAGCAAAGCTTCGGCAATATGGTGCCATCTTTATGAAGACGGAAGAGGTCTTTGATCTTCCTGCAGTTAATGACCAAATCGTAAAGATACCAGGCACCAAAGAATACAAGCAGTTTACAAAGGACCACATCATTGAGATTGGTGAGCAAGAATTAATCGGTGATACCCCAGCTGCTAAGAAGTTGTATCTCCGGCAATTGGCAGGGGCATACAACCAAAACAAACTGCAGTATGTAAAAGATTTAATCGATAGTACGAATGATCGAATGATCATATTCTACAACTTTAAAAAGGAATACGCAGCATTAGTGGATCTTATCAATAAACCAATCAGCACAGTCAATGGTGATCAAAAAGATTTATCAGCTTATGAGGAGCATGGAAACTCTGTAACGCTCATTCAGTACCAGGCAGGCGCAATGGGTCTTAACCTGCAGAAAGCAAACAAGATCGTTTACTTTACCCTCACAGATAAGAGCGAGCTGTTTGAGCAGAGCAAGAAACGGATTCACAGGATTGGCCAGGAGAAACCATGCTTTTATTATTATCTGCTCACAGATGGATCCATTGAGTGGAGAATGCTCGAAGTCCTGAGAGAGCGAAAAGATTATACAGATGCTTTATTCGAGAAGGAGGAAATGGAATGAGTTTTTTAAGAAGATTTATAGACCAAATGCAAGCTTTTAGGGTTGCCAAACAAGCTGGGATTGCTCGTGATTTTGCTGAAATGAAAAAGGGTGTAAGAGCTAAAGCCCCACGTAGTACCAAACAACCCTATCAACCTGGTGAACTTGGATTATCGGCTGTTTCTACAGCAATCAAAAAAGATTATGGTGAGATTTTAAACCGTAGGGAACGTAAAAAATTAGCTAAAGAAAATGGCGTTGCTTTTGCCAGGTATTCCGGTTAAGGAGTTGAGCTTTAATGTTAAAAAGATACCTGGTTGTCACAAGACAGAACAGAGGTCATTTTACTGAGGATCAGGTTCATATGTATGAGCGGGATTCAGAAGTGAAAAGTCTAGTTGGTCGTATTGCATCTGGAGATTACAACATTGAGGAAGAACCGAAAACATTAAAAAGTATTCATGAGATTGATCTTGTTTACGGGGAAATTAAGTGCCTTGAACCTTCTCTTGTGAATATGAAAATCGTTCTGAAGGAGTGTGACAAGTAATGAGTAATGAATTACAAGCATTTGAAAGCAAACACATGTTATTGATGGCAAATGTTGCACAGCATATTCAACAGGAAAAATTATTAAAAGATCAAACTGCCAAACTTAAAGAAGAGCTTGGCAAGGCAATGGATGAGTTTGGAATCAAGTCGATTGATAATGACTTGCTAAAAATCACTAGAACAGCAGCAAGTACAAGTAAATCTTTAGATACGACCAGGCTGAAAAATGAAGAGCCTGACCATTATGCAGAGCTCATGGCTGATTATCCTAAAGTCACTAATCGTAGTGCTAGTTTAACAATCAAGGTGAAATAAATGCCTTTAAAAATAGTAAAAACTGTAAAAGTCCAATGGACTGAAGCTTATCAAAGTTATTTTTCTGCAGGGGATGAGTCAGAACCGTTCTGTGGAAAATGTGAAACAAAATTGGATGAGGAATTTAATTATTGTCCTGGCTGTGGCTCCAAGCTTGATTGGGGTGACATCAGATGAGAGAATCTGCATTTCAGAAAAAAGTCATCAAGTATTTAAAAGATAAAGAAGTATGGCATGTAAAGTATTGGGCCGGGAGTCAATACACCAAAGAAGGAATTCCTGATATCTTGGCCTGCATCGATGGAAAGTTCCATGGCATTGAATTAAAAACCGATGTGGGTACGGCCAGTAAATTGCAGTTGTACAATATCCGGAAAATAAAAGACTCAGGTGGAGAGGCCTATGTGCTTCGGCCTAAAGATTTTGAGTCCTGGAAAGTGAGGTGGTTTGGATGACTGAAACTAAAGAGAAAGCTATCCTCATCGAAATTGGCAATGTCCGTATTAAAGAATATGACGGTCTAAATGTAGTGGTTGAACGGTTGGAAGAAGTGTTCAATCCAATTAAAAAAGAGACAGTCACGAAATGGCGATTCAAAGGTTATTCAAAGACCATTCATAGCGCTTTAAAGTTTATAGCCCGTAATGAGTTATTGGTAAACAAAGGTGCTGTTAAAGACTTGAAAAGCTATCTAGACCAGATCAAAGTCTCCAATGAAGCATTAATGGAAGTGGCTAAGTTATGAGCCAATACAGTTACAGCCGGGTTTCATTATTCAATGACTGTCCCTATCACTTTGATCTTAGATATAATCAGCAGCTTACTGAAATTCCAAAATTAGATGCTGATACCCCTTTAATAATTGGCCGTGCTTTGCACTCTGGAATTGAGCATGATGTGGAGACTTCTCTTCATGAATACTACAATGCTTTTCCAGTCTTAACGGATGCCATTATTGAAGAAGGAATAAAGTTAGAAATACTCATTCCCAAAGTAAAGGATTTCTTGAATCAGAGTTTCGCAGATTGTGAGTTTATCCATGAATACAAAATCGATCACGAACGTTATCTCGGGTTTGTGGATCTGATCATAAAGGCACCTGATGATACTTGCATGGTAATGGATTTCAAGTATTCGAACAACATCAAGAACTATTTAGAATCCGGACAGCTACATATTTACAAAGACTACCTAGAGCAAGATGGGTTCAATGTTAAAAAGCTGGCTTATCTATTCGTTCCAAAGACAAGCATAAAGCAAAAAGATAAAGAGGATTTATTCCATTTCCGTAAACGCCTGGTTGAAACAGTTGAAGCATCAGAAGTAAAGTTTGTCCCAATTGAATTTAATGAAATGGAGTCCATTTACTTCAAGAACAGCATGGACAAAATTGAGAAAACTACTGATTACTCTAAAAAGAATGCCAGTGGAAAATGCTTCAGCTGCAACCCGCGGTTCAGGCCCAATTACTTGGAAGCTATAGAAAATGATAAGGGAGAGATTTTAATGGCATTGCCTAAAAATGAACGTCGTGAAAGAAAGATCGATACGAAGCCAGATTTCTGGATATACGCAGATTCGTATGTTGGTAAGTCCACATTTGTGGATGGTGTGGATAACGTGTTATTCCTCAATACTGATGGGAACACGGATAACACCACTGCTCCAGTTGTATCAATTAAAGATGTTGTCACAAAAACTGGCAGGGTTACAAATCGTAAATTAGCCTGGGATGTTTTCTTGGATACCTTATCAGAACTTGAAACGGAAGAGAATGACTTTGAAGCAGTTGCCCTGGATCTGGTTGAGGATATTTACGAACACTGCCGTGTCTATGTGTTTGATAAGAACGGCTGGGAGCATGAATCTGACGGTTCTTATGGTAAAGGGTGGTCTAAGGTTACAACTGAATTTAATAACGCCATGAAGCGTTTGAAAGCTCTTGGTTATCAATTGATTTATATCAGTAAAGAAAAGGTTGAAGAAATCACTTTGAAGGGTGGATCCAAGCGAACAACCTTTAAACCAAATATTAATGACAAGGTCGCCAATTTCCTTACTGGCACTGTGGATTTAACATTACGTGCTTTCGTGAATTCTGAGGATGAAAGATTCCTGCAGTTGGCTAAGAAACAAAATGTATTCGGTGGAGGCCGTTTTGATTTTGAAGTCGATACCATCCCGTTGGAAATGGAAACATTTATTGAGGAGTTAACAGCTGCCCAGGAAGGCAAAGCATCTAAAACCAAAGAGAAAGCGAAGCGTACTGGACGAGCTAAGAAAGAAGAAAGTGACGAAAAGCCTAAGCGTGAACGTTCATCCCGTAAAAAGATTGAAACGGATGAAGAAGAAATAGAAATGACAACACCAGATTCAGAAGATGATGTTAACGGTGTTCCTGAAGAAAAACCAAAGCGTGAAAGACGCTCACGCAAAACGGAAGATGCTCCTATAAATGAAGAAAAGCCTGGACGCCAGCGCCGTTCCCGTAAGCCGACTGAAGATGATACGCCGCCAGGTGAAGAAGACTCTGCAGAAGCTAAAGGGGATGAAAAGGGAACTCGTAGTCGTAGATCAAGAAGAGAACGTGAAAAAAAAAGTTAATCAATGACCCGTTTTCAGACAATGGTGGGGTCATCGATATCTCAGATGATGACCTGCCATTTTAATAAAACAATAAAACAATAAAACTATTTGGAGGTAATGAAAATGGCAGTTAAAGAGCTTAATACAAAGGAGCAGCATTACGCTGACACTCGTGAAGAGGCTGAAAAGGTTGTTGAAGAAGCAAAGGGTGATATCTATTTAACATCTTTTAAAATTAGTGAAAAGCACAATAAATACGGCACTTATTTCTTGGTTGACCTGGCTTTTAGCTATGATACGCCACGTGAAATTATGGAAAATGGACCTTCTAAAAAAGAAGAGCCAGAAGAACAGCATGAGGGTGTTGAATATAGCGTTGGCACTGATGGTACTGTTTCTGTAAACCATGATGAGGAAGAAGATTTTGATGGATCACAAATTGGCAACGATGATGAGGAGGATGAACAATAATGGCAGAGGATAAAAAGTTTGATTGGGGTAAATTTGACAAGCAGGTGGATCTGGAAGCTCTTGCGGAAGATGTAAAAGAAGTTGAGGAAAATGGCGGCGGTGATTTTGAGCCACTTCCGGATGGGCAGTATGAGGTTGAAGTTGAAAAGATGGAGCTTAAGGAATCATCCAAAGGTGATCCAATGTTATCAATCTGGTTCAAGGTTGTAGACGGTGATTATGAAAATCAGCGTATTTTCTACAACAAAGTAATGCAGCCGCAAAACGATAAAGCATTTGGCATTCAGGTTCACCAAAACAATGAAATGCTGCGTGCGCTTTGGGATTGCGAAAAGGATGATGTTAAATTCACTGGGTTTGGAGCTTATGCTGATTTGATTCTAGATATTCATGAAGAGATTGATGGGCAATTTGAATATCTGCTTGAAAAAGGCACGAATAAGGATGGATTCGATACATTCAAGATCGTTGAAATATTTGAAGTTGAATAATTGAATAGGGGGAGCTCACCGGGCTCCCTTTTAATATACGAAGTTAGGGTGTGAAATGTGTTGTTTGAATACATTTTAGGATTTTTTCTTTTTTTGGGAATGTATTGGTTTGGATTTTATAGAGGGACAAAATTTAAAAAGTAAACCAAAGGGTGTGCTGATATGGATTTATCTAAGGCTACAGATCAGCAACTATATGATATTGCAACCAATGAGAACGAGAGAATGAGAGATCGGTATGCTGCAGCGTGTGAATTACAGAGAAGGAGAAAGGCTCTTTCCGAGGATTCCTACAGAGAAGTAAATGTTCCAAGTGGTGGGAGTGGGTGGTTTTAATGGCCAATAAAACTAAACAGAGGAGACGATTGAGAAAATCTCTGGCCAGTCGTCGTAAGGAAATAATTAAACATAATTGGAGACGGTATTGGGTTAAAGTTGGGGTTTTGAAAGATTGAAACAGTTAGTGCGAGCAAGGGACCGGAATCTTAAGTGGGTTGAATTATGGCTGCTGGCCTTGCTCGATAAGTATAAATTTTCCATTAGCTTAAGTAAATATACATTTGACATAAAGTGCGTAGTGAGGAGAGACGAAATGGCTTTTAATATCAAGTGTTCAAACTGCAAATATGAGGAAGAAAAGAACGATGCTTTTTCTAAGAAAGATGATATAAGTATCGAAATCACAGGCGAAGAAATAGTAAGGATTAGGTGTAATTTTTGTGGCAATGAAATTTTTAGTCATTATGATTGCTAAACAATTCGAAGGTTTAGTGAAACAAAATGATAGTTCAGTTGATTAGGAGGCAAAAAAAAAGAAAGTTGCGCAATGGTTGGGGTGCTCCCATTTGATCCATGTTTTTGCAACTCTCCAATGACCATTGTAAATTATGCACTATTGGAAAACAATAGAAACTTTTTGATAGATCAGTTTGTTAGGAGGAAAAGGGATGCTATATCTATATGATCCCAGGACAAATATTCTCACAGAAACTACTTTTGATTATGTTCTTGATATTGCAGGAGTTACAAAATCAAGTCTTAAATCGATGATGTCAAAGGGTTCGAAATTAGCTAAAATCAACTGTTATTTAGTTGATGAAAAAGTAACTCTTGCCAAGAGAAAAGAATGGTACGTCAAAGAAAAATATCATCAGGAAGTGTGGAAGGAAGTTGAAGGATCAGAAGGAAAGTTCCTCATTTCAAGCTATGGTCGGGTGCAGCGCGTGTATAAAAATCATTCTTCCTTCATCCTCCCATTTCTACACAGAAAACACTTAATGGTGAAGGTATGGTTCAAAGGGAAATACCAGCAAATGAAAACTGGCCATTTAGTTGCTCATCATTTTCTGGATGATCCAAAGCCTGGTGAAGTGCTTCACCATAAAAATGGTATTGTCACAGATGATTTTGCCGGTAACTTAGAATATATCAGCAACAAAGAGTTAGGGAAGAAAACTGCTCATAAAGCGAAAGCAAGACCTGTAGTAAAAATTGACCCTGAAACACTTGATGTATTAGATGAGTATCGATCATCAAGAGAAGCAGGGAGAAAAAATTATCGTTCTTACCAATCAGTTTTAGATAACTGCAATAAGAAAACTAAAACCAGCGCTGGAATGCTATTTATGTGGGCTGATGAATATGAAGAAATTTCAAGCTTTGAGGAAGTGATGTAATGAAAGAGGTAAGAGAAAGAATTTTAAATGATATTGATTCTGAAAGAGAACGCCAGGACTTAATCCATCCTCAAAAGTTACCTCTGCCAATGCGGTTTATAACGATTATGGAAGAGGCCGGGGAAGTAGCTCAGGCGATGCAGGAAGATGACTTTGATGGTGTCTATCGGGAGTTAATTGAAACAGCTGCATCCTGTGTAAGGATGGCTGAGCAAGTGCTTCAGGTGAAGGACAATGACGTATAAAGCATTTTGCCCTAAATGTCGATATGCTGTTTATTCACAAAAGTATTGGGGAGCTAAAAATAGAATTAAATTTGGCTGCTCATGTGGTTGTCAATTCGTTTTAGACATTAGCTTTGTAAGTAAGGTGTGAAGACATGCTCTTTTATGACTTTGAGGTATTTAAATATGATTGGCTGGTTGTTGTTACAGATACAGATACAAAATCAGAAAAGGTCTTTGTAAATAATGCTAAAGCTTTAATCGAGTTTTACAACCAACAAAAGAAAAATATTTGGATTGGTTACAATAGCCGGCATTACGATCAGTACATTTTAAAGGCTATAATTTGCGGGTTCTCTCCTCAGGAGATTAATGAATGGATCATCGTTAAAAAAGAGCCTGGCTGGAAGTTTTATAAAGACTTCTGGAAAATACAGCTATTCAATTTCGATGTTATGACCAATAAGCTCAGGTCCTTAAAGCAGCTCGAGGGTTTCCAGGGACATGACATTCGTGAATCTTCTGTAAACTTCACCATTGATCGTCAGTTAACTGAAGAAGAAATTGATGAGGTCATTAAGTATTGCCGCCACGATGTTCATGAAACGATGCACATTTTCATGGAGAACATAACCGAATTTGAGTCTCAAATGGAACTCTTAAAGATGTTCAATCTGCCTATGAGAAATGTCTCGAAAACCAAAGCGCAGCTTGCAGCTGTAATTTTGGAAGCAAGGCAGCCGACGGTACCAAGAAATGATGAGTTTGACTTTTCGTTTCCAAACACTTTGCAAATTGATAAATATAAGGAAGTTCTTAACTTCTATATGGAAAACAAAGATTATAGCAAGGTCTTCGAAATTGACGTTGCAGGCGTTCCCCATTTATTTGCATGGGGAGGCCTGCACGGTGCAAGGAGTAATTATTATGGAACAGGTCATTTCTTGAACATCGATGTGGCCAGTTATTATCCGGCACTCATGATCGAATACGGATATCTAAGCCGTAACGTCAAAAACCCAGAAAAGTTCCGGGAGATACGTGATACCAGGTTGAAATATAAAGCTGCTAAAGATAAGCGCCAGGCACCATTGAAAATTGTCATCAACGGTACATACGGTGCTATGAAAGATAAATACAATGGCCTCTACGATCCTCTGATGGCTAATAATGTTTGCATCGGTGGCATGACATTGCTTCTTGATCTAATCGAAAAGCTTGAACCATACTGCGATATCATCCAGTCCAATACGGATGGTGTCCTGGTCAAATTAAGACATTATGATGATTATGATTTAATCGATGACATTTGTTATGAGTGGGAGCAAAGGACAAAAATGGAGCTTGAATTTGAAGAGTTTACTAAGGTTATTCAGAAGGATGTTAATAATTATATCTTGGTAGATTCAGAGGGGAAATACAAATCAAAAGGCTCATATGTGAAGAAATTAAATAACCTGGATAATGACCTTCCCATTGTAAATGAAGCGATAGTAAATTTTTTTGTTAAAGGCATCGACCCAGAAGAAACTATTTTCGGATGTAAACAGCTAATTAAATTTCAAAGGATCGTCAAAATCAGCAATAAATACGATTATGCCAGATATGGCACCAGGAGGATGCATGAAAAAGTTTTCCGCATATTTGCCAGCATAGATAAAAACGATAAAGAATTAACGAAAGTAAAGAATGGATCATCAGAGAAGATATCGTATGTTCCGGAATGCTGCTTTATTGTCAATGATGATATCACAGGTGCAAAGGTTCCGGGGAAACTTGATTATTGGTGGTACTTGGATTTAGCCATAGATCGGATAAATGCGTTTTTAGGGAAGGAATAGAAAAAAACTGGCGTTTGCCAGTTTTCCTTACTTATTTTGTAATTCCATATGTTTTTCCTGAACAAACTTTTTTATTTCAGAAACCTTTTTTTCTTTTTCTAATTCATAAAGTTTTTCATCAAGAATTAATTCTATTGCTAACTTAATATGAGGAAACATGTCTAAACATTCCTGTTCTTCGAGTTCATGGATCCCTTTGCTAATAATCCCGTATAGTTGTTTCGATTGTACTAGGATCGCTGGTAAATAATCCTTAAGCAGATTGATCTTTTCATTCATTCTGGCTTGAGAATAAAGTTCTTCGTTCCAAAATGAATTATTTTTTGCAATTAGATGAGCTTCTTCAATTAGATTTTCGAATATGCGTCTTAAATAAACAAAAGATCCAATGCCAACTCCATGAGATGCTAGACCAATTCCTTTTGAGAAATCTTTATAGTCTCGTTCAAGGACTTTTTGGTACTTTTTAATGTCGTGTTGTTCAATGGAAGCCAGTGAGGGATACTGACCTGATTTGGTTATTTTGTTCTTATGTAAAGTAAAGGCTATGGAGTAATTATGAGCCTTATTTCTTTGACAATCAAAGGTAATTTGAATAGGAGCTTTAAGTTTATTCCAGTACCTTTCAACATTATTACTTACAACAGCTGCCTGATAAGTTTGATACGCATTGTTAATATACTTATTGCTAAATTTGAATGTAGATTCTTTTTGGCAATGAATACAAAACGCATCAAACTGAAGATGTTCGTTATCAATAAAGATAGTGCGAAAAAGATGTTGGTAATTTGAAGGAAAATCAAATTCACTATAAAGGCTTGTTTTTAAGAATAGATTGCCAATTTCAAGGTTTGTCATATTTTGTATCTCCTTAGCTATTTTAGGAAAATTATACAGTTGGCCCAGGATATTTACAATTTGTTTTTTGTGAGGGGAAAGAGAGTAGGTGAGTAATTTTGTATAAAGGATATCTAAAGGGGAATGGGAAGCATGCTGCTACATCATTTAAAGATGGTGGTAAATTGCTTTCATATAATACAGCAAGAAAAGAAGATTCCTTTGTTGGTATTTTGGAAGATGATTTCATCATGGTGGATGTTGATGATATCGATGATGCGGAAACACTTCTGGATATTGTGGAGGATAAGAATATTCAATGTTCAGTCCTGGAGACAACCGGAGGTATGCACTTTTATTTTAAGGGATATGATATCACAGCAAATAAAATAAAGTGTTATTCCAATATTGGCATTCTCTGTGATTACAAGCTTGGAATCAAAAATACAGCAGATCCATTAAAAATAAATGGCCAAACAAGAAAATGGATCCGGAAGGTAAAAGATCATGCTCCTCTGCCAGCCTGGTTATATCCTTACCATAAGAAAAATCCAAACCTGACCAAGCTTTCAGCTGGAGATGGGCGAAATGATAAATTGTTTACTTATATCTTAAAAATGCAGTCGCAAGGATTGGCTAAGAAAGATATTAAAGAAACGATTTCAATCATTAATACCTATATCTTAGAGGATCCAGTTGGTAAAGATGAGTTAAACATAATATTACGTGATGACGCCTTTATGAAAGAGTCCTTTTTTGTAAAAAACTCTTTTCAACATGAAAAATTCGGTGATTTTTTGATAAATGAACATCATATTTGCAAGATTGCTAACTTGCTTCACATTTATAAAGATGGTGTTTACTCAGACAACCAGGCTGACATTGAAGAGGCCATGATCAAACATATTCCATCACTAAAACGCATGCAGCGTCAAGAAACTTTGGCATATCTACAGCTGAAGGCAAAGGACAAGCACTTTGCATCCACAAAATATGTTCCTGTGAAAAACGGAGTATTTAATTTAGAAACATGGCAGCTGATGGACTTTTCACCTGAGATTATTACAAGAAATAAGATTCCTGTGGCTTATATAAAGGACGCTTATTATGAAGTGACAGATAAAACGTTCAGCAAGTTGGCAGTAAATGATAAAAAAGTACGTGCCATCTTAGAAGAAATATTGGGTTACATTCTCTTCAGAAGAAACGAATTTGCAGCAACATTTATTCTTACTGGAGACGGATCCAACGGAAAATCATCTTATCTGAAAATTATCCGGAGGTTGGCCGGCACAGAAAACGTATCTTCATTGGACCTGAGAGAGCTTGATCAGCGATTTAAAACGGCAGAATTATTTGGGAAGCTTGTTAACATTGGTGATGATATTTCAAAGGGGTACATCAAGGAATCCTCGGTATTTAAGAAATTATCAACTGGAGAAACCTTGAATGTGGAGCGAAAAGGAAAAGATCCGTTTGATTTCACTAACTATGCAAAATTAATTTTCTCTGCCAATGAAATGCCAAGAATTAATGATTATTCGGATGGTTTAGGAAGACGCCTGCAGATTGTACCATTTAAAGCTAAATTCAGTGTTCATGATGAAGACTATGATCCTTTCATTACCGATAAGCTGTTATCTGAAGAATCATTGCATTATGTTTTGAACTTAGCATTAAAAGCGCTCAAACGACTCCTTGAAAACAAACAATTTACGAAATCCAAAGCTGTTGAGGACGAGCTATCGAAGTACCAAGAAGAAAACAATCCGATTATCAGCTTTGTACAGAATGAAGATGTGCAGCTGGAGCGTGGAGTGGTTAAAGATGTGTATGACCAATATCGTTTGTATTGCTCAGATAATGGTTTCCAGCCGGTTAGCAATATCAGCTTCAGTAAACAAATAAAACAATTATTTGGTTACACTTCCACACAACAAAAAGTTGATGGTAAAAACAAACGCATTTTCATTAAAAGTGAGTAATTTTTTTCGCGCTCACCCAAAATCACCCTGAAAAAGGGGAAATGGTCAAAGGTTCGTGACCATTTTTGGTCAAAATTATTTTCTCCATCCTTATGTATCAAGGGTTTTAAAATCTATTGTGGCAAAAAACGGTCACGAAAATGGGTAAAAACGTGACCATTTTAGACGATTTTCAATAAAAAACAGGCGTTATCTGTTACCTGTTACCTTATCTGTTACCTCGAAAAAGTCAATCATATCAATGGTTTGAGGGGTGTCGGTAACAGGTAACAGAAGATTTACTTTCTTTATTAATATTAAATAAAAAAAAGAAGTAATTCTATATAAGAAAATAAGGGGGTTTATCTGTTACCTTTTGACCCTAAAGTGAATGAAAACCCAGTAGTACCAAGGGTCTAAGGAGGTAACAGATGAATTTGTTATCTGTTACCTTCTGTTACCGCATTTTCATCAAAAAGGCAGGTGAAGCATGTTGTATGAATGGCTGCGCGATTATCAAAAGCTTGAAGAGGAAATCACCTACTTAGAATTTAACCTTGAACAAACAGAACGTGAGTTGAAACGCTGGATGATAGGTGGAGACTTATCCGGTATTCAATTACAACCAGATTCAAAGGGAGCAAAGGTTGAAGAGATTATTGAGAAGATTAAAGTTGATCTCCAATTCAAACGAGAGCAAATGAAAAAGCTGTTGTGTCTTGTTGATAAATTTAAAGGATTAGATCATAAAATACTTAAAATGAAATACGTAGATGGCATGACACTGGAGACCATAGCAGAGGATCTAAATTACAGTGCCAGTTATATTTATAAAAAGCATGCTGAAATAATAAGAATGATTAAGTTTGCTGAATCTCTTTCACTTCAATAACTTGCATAAAACTTACACCCAAGTGAAAATATGTAATCTATTGAAAAAGCAAGATATCATAAGAACATAGAAAACTGACAAAAAACGGGCGATTTCTTAATGATTTTGCTCGTTTTTTTATGTTCTTTTGAGGTGAGCCTATGAAGTTTGCTGATCATTTAAATAAGGAAACCATTCAGCATTTTAATCAGCTCAGACGATCCAGCAGAAATAAAAAGGAAAAGGCAAAGCCGAAGAAGCAGCAAGAACATCTTTCCAGAAGAGATATAGAAGATCTGATGGGTAAGCATAGGGATACTTATAAAAGAGTGAATGGAGCTGTGAGAAGAAGATGAACAAACCTTCTTTTACAAATAAGCCAGAAAGACCTGTTGCGCCAAAGTCTATGCCGAAAGTATGTGAGCACAAATACCAAGTGTTAGATAAACAAATAACAAATGTATACGCAGATAGTAAACCAGCAATAAGAAATATCTCTGCTACATTTTACTGTGAGAAATGTTTAGCTATTACACACAAGTCACTCGGTGGGTAGGATCCAGGAATATGACTGAATATAAAACACAGGAACAAAAGAGTAAGTTTTATAACAGTGGTGAATGGAAGAAGCTGCGGGCAGAGATCAAGAAGCGTGACAACTATGAATGCCAGGAATGCAAACGGCAAGGACGACTGAGCATTGATACAAATGAATACAGTGAGAGCGCAGGACGTAAGAAGATCCAGTTGGTTGTTCACCATATCAAGGAGCTCGAGCATCATCCAGACCTGGCTCTCGATGAAGATAACCTGGAGACTGTTTGTGTTGATTGTCATAACAAAGAACATGGTCGAGACTTCAGGAATAAGAAGCCAAACAAATGGCAGCATGATGAAAGGTGGTAAGAGTATTGGAGAATGAACAAAGCAAACCATTCTTGAGTATTGAGATTGATCAAGCAATTAACGCTCCAGTAGTAATTGTTAATGGACAAAGGATTGAGAAGATTGTTCATCTTGGTGTAGATTGGTCAACTAATCATAAACACCAGACTCTAAAGAATGTAACGATTTCTTATTATGAGAGTGTTGGAATTTTAAAAACTGTGACTTATGAAAATGAAATAATAATTTCATAAAAAAAATTAAAAAATTTTTTCAGAATACCCCCCGGTCAAAAAGTTTTGGCTTTTTTTCCATATGGAACACCGGGGCAAAGGCTGTTCCGTCGAGATTTTCAGAGAAAAACTTCACGTAAGGGGGGGATGGGATGCCGGTAAGTATTTCAAAGTTACAGCAGCAGCTGATGAGCAAGATAGATATTGATGACCTGGTTGAAGTTGAAAAGGTTGAGCGATATATTAGCCTGGTCAAATTAAATAAGAAGCTGGATAAAGATATCAAGCGCGACGGTGCCACGGTTATAACTGAAAATGGACCACAGCGTTTTGTCAAAAGTCACCCAGCTGTAAATGACAAAATAAAAGTTAGTGCCCAGCTGTTGGCCATTGAAAAAACGTTTAATTTTGTCAATGAAGGGACCCATTCCCCTTCAGATGAAGATGAATATTCGGATGATGATCTAATTTGAAAATCAACAAGTACGTTCAGGAATATATTAATCTCTGGAAATCTGGAAGGATTAAGTTTAATAAAGAGCGCAGCATGCTTATTGAATATTTAGAGGAGCATGTGCTAAGTCGCGACGATCTATATTTTGATGACGAAATGATTGAGAAGTGTATTCGGTTTGGTGAGAAGTGGTATTTCCCACTTTCGGCATTCCAGAAGTTCTTAATTGCTTTCGTTTTTTTGTTTTATAAAAAGAATGATCGTGTTTTTTACCGTAAACATCTTTGGATGTTAGGTCGTGGTGGTGGAAAGAACGGATTAATTTCTGTTATTACCCATTTCTTAACCACTCCACTTCATGGAATAAAAGAATACAACGTTTCTATTGTTGCTAACTCTGAAGAGCAGGCAAAGACATCTTTTGATGAGACGTACAATGTTATTGGCAGAAGCGGCACCTTAAAGAATATGTTTTCCAGGACAAAAGAAAAAATCACATCAAAAAAGACCGGATCCATTTTAAAGTTCCGTACCAGCAATGGTGAAACAAAAGACGGTTTGCGTGATGGTGCTGTTGTATTTGATGAAATCCATCAGTTTGAAAGTAATAAAGATGTTCGTGTCCATATTTCAGGTCTAGGTAAAAAACCGAATCCCCGAGAGTTTTATATCGGGACAGATGGTTATGTCCGTGATGGCTTCCTGGACAATATGAAGGCCCTGGCTTCTAAAGTATTGAAAGGAGAAGCTCGGCCAAATGCTATCTTCCCTTTTATCTGCAAGCTCAATAATGAGGAAGAAGTTAATGAGCCAGACAATTGGGAACTTGCCAATCCAATGCTCTCTCATCCAAGAAGCAGCTATGCTCAAAGTTTGTTTGATACCATCATGGAAGAATTTGAAGCCTTGGAAGATGATCCAAGCAACCGTGAGGAGTTCATGACCAAACGTATGAATTTGCCGGTTACAGACCTTGAGCGCTCCGTTGCTAAATGGGAAGAAATTGAAGCAACCAACCAGGAGATGCCGGATCTATTAGGCAGAGAGTGTATTGGCTGTTTGGACTTTGCCAGCATTCGAGACTTCGCTGCATGTGGGCTTATATTCAAACATGAAGGAAAATATCCATTTCTCACTCATTCTTTTGTCAGAAAAGAATTTGTTGATAAATTCTACAGTTATTCTAAAAAGCATGATTCGGAAATGGCGGGTAAACGCAAATTTGCCCCTATTCGAGATTGGGAAAGAGATAGACTTCTTACTGTACTGGATGAAGCCACAATTAATCCAAAACATGTTGTTGAGTGGTTTGTTGAGAAGAGCAAGTATTACATCATAAAAAAAATAATTGCCGATAACTTCAGAATGGAAATTTTGAGGGCTCCCCTTGAGGAAGCGGGATTTGAAGTAGAAGTTATAAGGAATCCAAAAGCTATCCATAGTTTATTAGCACCACGCGTAGAAACCGGATTTGCCAACCAACAATTTATTTTTGGGGACAACCCTTTGATGCGCTGGTACACCAATAATGTTTTGGTTGTAATCAAGAAGGACGGAAATAAAGAGTATCAAAAAAAGGAACCTATCCGTCGCAAAACAGACGGCTTCCAGGCATTTGTTTGTGGACTATATCGCATAGACGAAATAAGCGAATTTAATTTTGAAGATTCATTTGATGTACTAGATGCCCTGAATTTTTAAAGGAGGTGAGGATAAAAAGTGGGGTGGTTAAGTGACGTATTAAAACGCAATAGTGAGCTGGAATGGATGTTTGATTTAGATTTAATAGACGAAACAACAGAACGAGCCTATTTAAAGAAAATGGCGCTGGAAACGTGTATTAATTTTATCAGTCGAACAATAAGCCAGTCGGATTTTAGAATTATGATTAAGAAAAACCGTCAATTTGATGATTGGCATTACCTCCTTAATGTAAGGCCTAATACCGATCAAAGTGCTGCAGATTTCTGGCAGGATTTCACTTACAAGTTGATTTATGAGAATGAAGTGTTAGTTATCTTAACTGATACTAATGATTTATTAATTGCTGATGATTTTACTAGAGACGAGCTTGCAGTATATCCGGATGTTTTCCGAGACGTAACGGTAAAGGATTATACTTTCCAACGAACATTCCGAATGGATGAAGTTCTTCACATCACCTACAATAACGAAAAACTAACTAAGTTTATGAATGGAATGTTTGATGATTATGCTAACCTATTCAGCAGAATGATCGAGGTAAGTTTAAGGAAAAATCAGATTCGGGGTACGGTTGGTTTAGATTCTACTCAACAACTTACAGAGGAAAATCAAACCAAACTGCAAAAATTCATTGATAAGCTATTTACTTCTTTTAGGAAAAACTCTGTGGCTCTTGTTCCGAAGCTTAAAGGCTTTGAATATGACGAAGTTTCCAGTGGGGATAATAACGGGCAATCAATCGATGAACTAACTAAGCTGAAAAGATCGTTAATTGATGATGTTGCTAACATTTTAGGCATACCCAATGCTCTTATACACGGGGATCTATCAGATTATGAAACAAGTATTAAAGCATATGTTAAGTTTTGTAATGGGCCTATTGTTAAGAAGATACAAAATGAATTAAATGCAAAACTGATCACGAAACAACAATACTTAAATGGTTATAGGATTGATGTCTTTGGTTTAACAGAAAAAGATTTAATTGAACATGCTGAAGCGGTAGACAAGCTTGTTGCCTCTGGTGCATTCACAAGGAACGAGGTGAGGGAATTGTTTGGGTCAGAACGTTCAGACGATCCAGAGCTAGACAAATTCGTATTAACTAAAAACTATCAATCTGCCAATGCAGTTGAAGGAGGTGAGAATCAGTGAAGCATAAAATTAAAGGTGATATTACAAGTTGGAACTCAAGTATTTGGGATTTTAACTACAAAATGAGAAGTGTTAAAGAAGATGAAGATATTGAGTTGGAAATCAATTCGTATGGCGGTGATGTATTTGCTGGAATTGATATCATGAATACATTACGAGGCCACAAAGGAAATGTTACAGCTACTATAACTGGTATTGCTGCAAGTGCGGCATCAGTTATTTGTATGGGCGCTGACAAAATCAGAATGTATTCAAATACTCAATTAATGGTTCATAATGCTTGGACAATTGTAGCTGGAAATGCAAAAAAATTACGAAAAGCGGCAGACGATTTAGATAGTATTGGAGAATCTGTCTTAGCTTCATATACGCATCGAATTGATGCAGACACAGCTAAGAAATTACTCGATGAAGAAACGTATCTTTCAGCAACAAAAGCTGTAGAGTTAGGTTTAGCCGATGAAATTGTGGATGCTGATCCAGAAACAGTAGAATCAGAAGTATTTAAAGACGAAGCAGATAAGTTCAACAATAAAATTGTTGCATTTAAACAGAAAACATCAACCACTGTTGACGAAGAAGCATTCAATCAAATGAAGAAACAATTTGATGAAATGAAAAACGAATTAGAACAATTAAAGAAAAATCAAAATGATGAACCGAAACCTACACCAGCTGTAGCGAAATCGCGGTTCATTTTTTAATTATAAAAATTGGAGGGAAACAAATAATGGTTATGAAATTAAACAATCACACTGAGTCTTATGAAAATGCGAAAAAAAATTATGCTGCAGTAGTTAAAAACGAAAGTTCTACACCAGAACAAATTGAAACAGCTTGGAGCGAAATGCAGGATGCTCTGGTAAATTCTTTATCTACTCAAATAAAGGAACAGGTAACGAACGACAACTTAGATAATATGGTTTTAACTTCTCGTGGAACGAACGTGTTAACAACAGAAGAGAGAACATTTTTCAATGCGGTTGTTCAATCAGATGGATTCACAAGTAATGTAATCTTACCAGAAACAGTTGTTGAGCGTATCTATGAAGAATTAACGGCGGATCATCCGTTATTATCAGTGATCAACTTCCGAAACCTTGGAACTATTACGCTTACAGCAATCACTTCTGAATATGAAGGTGCAGCTGTATGGGGTCCAATTTTTGGAGATATTAAAGGACAATTAGATGCAGCATTTAAACAAGAGAATATCGCTCAATCTAAATTAACAGCATTCGTTGTATTACCAAAAGATTTGAAAAAATTTGGTCCAACATGGGTTGAAGCATACGTGCGTGCTCAAATCACAGAAACGTACGCGGTAGCTTTAGAGAATGCAATTATTAATGGTGCCGGTCCGACTAAACATGAGCCAATCGGTTTAATTCGTGATTTAGCAGCGGCAGTAGATCCAACGAACGGTCACGCTAAAAAAGCGGCTCAAAGCACACTCACTTTAGCAGACTCACAAACAACCATTAAAGAGTTTGCGGCAATCGGTAAATTATTGTCCAAAAAAGAAAACGGTAAACCGTTAAATGTTAGTGGAAAAGTAGTTTTAATTATTAACCCAGAAGATGCTTGGGACTTAAAAGCAAAATTTACTACTCAAAACTCTTTAGGTGTCTATATCACTGCTTTACCATTCAATTTCACACTTGTTGAATCTGTGTTTGCAACATCTGGTGAAGTAATCGCTTTTGTTAAAGATCGTTACGATGCATACCGTGGTGGTGGTGTTGAGGTAAAAGAGTATGAGCAAACATTAGCGATTGAAGATTGCAACTTACACGTTGCAAAGACTTTCGCATTCGGTAAGCCACGTGACAACAAAGTAGCAGCCATTTACACATTATCTATAACAACCACTACAACAACTACCGCAGCAGTTTAATGGGAAGTGATGTAAATGACCATCACGGATGAAATATTAACAGAATTTAAAGAAAGGATGCACTTAGGTAATCATGAAGATTCTAACCTAAGACGCATCCTTTCTGCGTCTGTTAAGGCTTTGAGGAGGTCGTGCGGTGATTATGATCTAGTCATAGATGAAGAGTTTAAGGAGCTTGTTTTCGAGCGTTCACGCTATGTATATAACGATGCTCTAGAATACTTTGAAACTAATTTTTTAAGCCAGATTAATGGTTTAGCGATAGATAAGGCTCTAGAGGAAATCGTGTTAGAAGATGATACCACCACAACCACTACAAGCACCACAACCACGACAACAACTGTAATTTAAAAAGAGGTGTTAGAGGTGCAGCCATTTAAATACAAACCACCCAGAGTTAATACGGGTGAATTGAGGACGCGTGTCACCTTTTATGAATTTGCACCAAATGATGGTCCACTACCAGGCGAGACACATAAAAATATTTTATATCAGACATGGGCCAAAATTGATGAGGTATGGAGCAAAGATATTGAAATAGCTAAGTCGAATGGAACTTTATCTGACTTGACAATTACAATTCGAGATTCACACGGTGTATTCTTTCCAACAAATAAACACTATGTTCAGGTTCATGCCCCTGAATATGAGCATTTGCGGTACAACGTAAAACACGCTCAGCCTGATTTGCAAAATCGGGACTTTATTAAAGTTATTTCGGGTGTAACATCATGAGCGCAAGGGTTAGTGGTCTTAATAGATTGCTGAACGATTTGGAAAGGCGCCTGGGCAGAGAAAGAATGCAAGCCGTTAGCGATGAAGCACTCAAAGCTGGAGCAGAGGCATTTGTGAGGGAACTTAAATCACAGTTTGAAAGTTTTAAAGATACCGGAGCGTCCATTGATGAAATAACAGTATCTGAGCCAATGAGCGTGGCTGGTGTTCGGTCTATTAAGGTGCATTGGCGAGGTCCAAAGGATCGTTACCGAATTATCCATTTAAATGAGTGGGGAACGGTCAAGAATCCTAATCCTAAGGGAAAAGGGGCTATTGCCCGTGCCTTAAGAAATTCTGAAAACGCCTATAAAAGAGCAGTTGAAGAAGCAGTCAGGAGGGGGATATGATGATTAATAAAATTTATGAATCCTTCCTGGCTGATTCACTTATTCAAGAGAAAGTCGGCAGTCGAATTAAGTTCTATGAGTACCCATCCACAACGGATTTAGTAAAAGGTCCGTATATTGTGATTGACCCATTAGATACTCCCACTCCAAAAGATTATGCTGATAACAAATGGCTTACTGAAGATCATCTGTTTCAAATAGAAGTTTGGTCAAAAAGTTTAGCTGATAGGGACGCTGTAGCGAAACAAATTCGCAAAGTTATGTGGGACAAGGTGGGTTTCGCTCAAACCGGTGGCGGTGTAGACGAATGGGACAAAGACTTAAACATTTATCGTGATGCCAGGAGGTATCGTGGAAAAAGTTATGTAATTTAATTTTAGGAGGATGAACATGGAAAAAAATTATCGTGCATCAACTGGAGTAGATGAATTTTATTATGGAGTCCTAGATCCGACAGGCACAGCGATTATTTCAGGTTCTATAGAAAGAATCGAATTTGCCCAAACAATTACAGTTGAAATGCCTCAAGAAGCTGTCCGGGCATACGGTGATAACAGAACGGCTGAAATCGCTGTATCAGCTGGTAATATCAGTGTTACTGGAGCCTTCCACAAGTTGCCGATTGAGGACCGAAAAATCTTACTTGGTCTCGAGGCGACAGCTGCTGGTTTACATTCATATGGGAGCGAAGATACACCTCCATATGTGGCATGTGTATTTGCTAAAACATATGAAGATGGCAGCAGGGAATGGGTTGGCTTAACGAAAGGTATTTTTATGCGTCCAAATATTAATGCTCAAACAAAGCAGGAAAATACTGAATTCCAGAATGATGAAATTTCTGCAGAGTTCATGGATCGTGAAGTTGCAGGCTTCACTAAAGAAAAATCCGTTGTATTTGCGTACGATGAAGTCAATACGACTACAAAACGTGATGCATTATTCCAGGCTGTTTTTGGTGTGCCATATCCAAGCACTTCCACAACAACCACAACTACAACTGCAGCAGTTTAATAGCATATGAAATTCATATTATGCCAGCCAGCTATCAAGCGGTTTGAATGGGAACTGGAAGTATGTATTACACGGCTAAAGAAATTAGGTATTCAAGACATTGTCCTGCTGTTTGCGCAGTGGGACGATGGAATACCTATATATCTTCAAAAAAAATACCAGGTTGATGTCCATGTTTATGACGATACACCTAGAGATAAAAGTTATATTCCATCTGTAAAGCCTTATTTGTGGATGAATTACTTAGAGGAGGACCGTTCAAGAGAAAACGGTTCTTATTTTTATTTGGATAGTGATGTTTTATTAAGAGAAATTCCAAATGTAATCCCAACAGAGAATGTGTGGTTTGCCTCAGATTGTACAGGTTATATTGACGTCGAATATATCGATAGTAAAGGCTCAGATTTATTGGATCGCATGTGTGATGTAATCGGGATTGATGCATCAATTATTAGAAAAAATAACCCTGCTGGTGGTGCACAATGGGTTATAAAGAATCCGACCTATGAATACTGGAGAAAAGTCTATGAAGATTCAGTAAGACTATATAGATTTTTATCAGCAGTAGAGAATGAGTATGTTCGTAAGAATGGTTCAGGATATGTTCCTATTCAAAAATGGACAGCGGAAATGTGGGCTCAGTTATGGAATGTATATCATTTTGGAAAAACAGTGAAATGTGACCGTGAGTTGGATTTTTGCTGGCCGACAAATGATTTAAATAGATATTATGAAACAAAGATTTTCCACAATGCTGGTGTGATAGACGATCATCAGAGCTTGTTTTTTAAAGGTAAATACGTAAATAGAACACCATTTAAAGATGACTTTAACGGAATTGACAGCAGCAAAGCATCGATTGAATATGTAAAAGCCATAAAGGATGTTATTAATGCTGAAAAGAGGAGTGATGATATGAGGTATGAAGTAATTTATCCTTTTATTGATTTGCAGGATGACAACAAGTTTTATGAAAAGGGAGAGGCTTTTCCAAAGCCAGTAGATAAAAAAGTTTCTAAGAAGCGCCTAAAAGAGCTGCTTTCAAATAATAACAAATTCGGTGCTCCAGTGATTAAAGAAGTTGAGTAGGCTATTGCCTGCTCTTTTTTGTTGTTTATAAAACTTTAGAAAATGAGGGATGAAAAATGGCAAATTTAAAACGAAATATGATTGAACTGGTTAAGGAAGTAAAAGAAGGCGAAATCGTTACTCAAAAATATCTGACACCTGTATTTATTCCTCTTTCAGTGGTTTATCAAGCGATTGACTTATCTGCAGATATGGAAAAGATCTCAAGAACTAACGAAAAAGAAATGATTGATAAGCTCCTTGATTTCGTGGCTAACGATGTATACAAGGGTCAATTTACCAAGGATGAGTTGATGAATGGCCTGCATGCTCCTGATGCGATTGATGTCCTCCAGCAACAAATTCTATTTATATCTAGGGGTCAACAGTCAGATGAAACAAAAAAGTATTTGGCGAAGAAGAATTGAGTGATGCCGATTTCACTATAGAAAAGCAAAAAGAATACCTGGACAAACTAATCTTGTCATTTGTGGAAAAAGGCAAGGATATCAATGAGGTTTTAGCTATGCCTTATCATTTTGTTATCGAAATTTTAAGCGAACGCAACAAACCAAAGAAAGAGAAATCTCTCATCGCTGCATTTGGTGGTTAAGAAGGGAGGGTGAATATGGAAAGAATCGAAGGGTTATCTATAGGGCTGGACCTTGATTCATTGACGCTTGAACGGGGTTTGACTGGTCTAAGAGATCGAATGAGAACACTAAACAGTGAGATGACAGCAAACTTGTCAGCGTTTGATCGGGCTGATCGGTCTGTAGAGAAATATGAGACACGCTTACAGGGATTGAACAGGAAGCTCACACTGCAAAACCGAATCGTCCAGGCTTCTAGAGAAGAATATGAAAGAATGGTCAGGGAATTTGGAGAAGGTTCAAGGGAAGCAGAAGCAGCTGCCCGGAGCTATAACAATCAAATAGCAGCATTGAGGAACTTAGAACGATCTATTGACCGTACAACCCAAGAATTAAATGATTTAAGAGAAGAGCAGGAACGAAGTGAAGGCTTTTGGGTAAGGTTTAATCGTTCCGCAGAAAATGCAGGATCAACTTTATCTGGAGTCGGTGACAAGCTAAAAGGCATTGGGCAAACCATGACAATGTCTGTTACTACCCCTCTTATAGGACTTGGTGGATTAGCATTAAAATCTGCAGACGATTTTCGAAAAGCCCAGGGTAAAATGCAGGCGTCTTTGGGATTAACAGAGGATGAAACAAAGAAGTTAACAAAGGCTGCTCAGAACCTGTGGAAGGAAGGCTTTGGAGAAAATATTGAAGATATATCAGCAACAATGACCACCGTAGAGAAAAACATGGGTGCATTGAGCTGGGCTACTCAAGATGAACTTAAAGAAATCGGAAAGAGTGCATCGGTTCTATTTGAACGGTTTGAGGCAGATGTTAATGATACCACTAAAGTTGCAAATGCTCTTATGATGAATTTTGGTTCAACCAGTAAAGAGGCATTTGATTTATTAACTTGGGGTTTTCAGAATGGACTCGATTTTAGTGGAGAGTTTCTAGACACGGTAAACGAATACGCACCACAGTTCGCTGCCATGGGAATGAGTGCCGAGGAAATGTTCGGCATTCTAGAACAAGGTGCTGTTAATGGAGCCTTTAATCTTGATAAAGTCGGGGATGCTGTAAAAGAATTCAATATCCGTATAAAAGATGGTTCTAAAACTACTTCAGATGCCATGGGAGAACTTAGTTCAGGCACACAAAAGATCTGGAAAAGCTTTCTTAAAGGTAAATCCACCGGTAAAGAAGTGATGGATGCCATTATTAAAGAATTATCCAACATGGATAATCAGGTGAAGGCTAATCAGATTGCTGTTGGTGTTTTCGGAACCCAATGGGAAGACTTAGAGAGCGATGCCATATATGCTATGGGGAACGTTCAGGGTGAATTGTCTGGACTGGAAGGAGCGACTGAAAAGGCAGGCGAAACCCTTCAAAAAAACCTTGGAGCCCGCGTACAGAGAGAATTAAGGGAACTAGGAGCATCTCTTTTACCTCTCGCTAATGTATTGATGGATACTATTGAACCTGCCCTTGATGCTGCTTCAGAAAAAGTTGAAGATTTTACGGAGTGGATGAAAGGTTTATCTCCGGAAGGGCAAAAGTCTATCCTTGTTATCGGCGGTTTAGCTGCAGCAACCGGTCCGTTAATAACAGGTCTAGGTTTTGCGGCAACTGGAATAAGTGGGTTGATTACTGGATTAGGGCTTTTATCAGGTCCAGTTGGTCTTACCGTTTTAGGAATAGCTGGCCTGGGTGCTGGATTTTTAGCTCTTGATAAAGAAATGGACAAACCTATCATCAAGTCAGATATTTTCGCTGGTGAAATATCAAAGGCCACCGAGAAGGCTGTCGGCAGTTATATGAAATTAGATGAAGATGCCACTGCAGAATTAAACTCCCTTGCTTGGTCACAGGCTACAATTACTCAGACAATGTCAGATGATATGGTTGCTAAATATCAAGAGATGGGTGACCAAGTCCTTCAAGCAATGAAAGAAAATCACACTAAGCAATTGGAAGAACAGCAACGATTATTTGCTGAAAGTGATGTGTTGACTGAGCAAGAAGAGGCTAAAAGAATGGCACAATTAAAAGCGAAACAACTAGAGGAAATCGAGGCACATAATGCGACTCAGGCACGAATTAAGGAAATTTGGCAAACAGCAGTTGATGAAAAGCGAGGAATTACAGAAGCTGAAGGTGCTGAATTAGAAAGACTTCAAGCCAGTCAACGAGTAAAAGCTGTGGAAGAGCTGTCTAAGAGTAAACAAGAACAAGAAACAATCCTCAATAATTTAAAAGCGAATAAAAGCATTATCGAAGCTGAAACTGCTGCAAATACAGTCCGAAAATCCGTAGAAACCCGTGATAAAGTCGTTAAAGAGGCTCAAAAAGAATATGATCAAAAAATCGCAACAATAGAACTCGGTCGCGATGTAACGGGCACTATCAAGAAAAATGAAGCTGATGCAATGATAAAAGAGGCTGAACGTGCAAGAGATGAATCAGTAACCAAAGCACAAGACATGCACTACGATGTCGTTAAAGAAGCCCAGGCACAGGCTGGCGAACATGTCGATAAAGTTAACTGGGAGACTGGCGAAGTGTTGGCAAAATGGGATTCTATGTATAATGGTGTATTAAAAGCTTGGAACTGGGTTCGAGGCCTATTTGGGAAAGAGCCATTAGCTAAGAGGGGATCTCTTAAAGAAACAGGACGTCAGAAGCAAAGAAGACAGAATGCTAGATTAGCTCCTGGATACGCCATTGGTACGCCATCCAGTGGTCATCCTGGTGGTCCTGCTATTGTTGGTGAGGAAGGGCCGGAGTTAGCACATATTCCTGGAAAAGGAGTAACCCTCTTAGGTATGAGAGGAGCTGAATTCCATAGTAATTTACCAAAAGGCTCTTCCGTTTTACCAAATCCACTCACAGAAAATTTATTAAAATCTTATGGATTCCCTGGCTATAAAGATGGAATTGGTGATTACTTCGATGTATTTCTGAAAGGTGCCGGTAATGTGTGGGACCTAGTTAAAAACAAGTTTAATCTGACGGATGGTATTTTCCCTTCCTGGATGAAAAATCATATTGGAAATCCATTATCTGTTATTGGAGATATGGCAAAAGGCAGCATTAAAGAAATGTGGGATAACTGGTTTGGTGATATCGGCAGTGTATCTTCTGGATCAGGTGTTTCACGCTGGTCTGGAATAGCTGCAAAGGCTTTAATGATGACTGGGCAATATACTAAAGCTAATTTAGACAGATTGCTTTACCAGATGAAAACAGAATCTGGGGGCAATCCACGAGCTATTAATTTGTGGGATATCAACGCCAAGCGTGGGATTCCATCAAAGGGACTAATGCAGGTTATTGACCCTACATTCAGGGCATACGCAATGCCAGGATTTAATTCAAACATTTATGATCCTCTGTCTAACATTCTTGCTTCTATCCGTTATGCAGTGGCTCGTTATGGCAGTTTAACAAAAGCGTATAGAGGTGTGGGTTATGCAACAGGCGGTTTGATAAACAATGAAGGCTTATATCGTTTGGCTGAAGGTGGTTGGCCAGAGTGGGTTATTCCAACGGATCCAAGCAGAAGAACTGAAGCTATGAAACTATTGGCATTGGCAGGTCGGGAAATTACAGGGAATAAGCGGCCAAATCAACTGCCTAATATTCCAAACCAAAATAATGATGATTCCTTATTAAGGAATTTGTTAAATGCAACCTTACAACAAAACCAAATCCTTTTGAGAATTCTTCAAAAAGATACTTCATTCAATGTCGATGGAAGAGAATTAGCATACACGATTTCTCCACATGTAAAGGAAATACTAGATTTCAATAATGATAGAAATAAAGCATTTGAAGGGAGGGCGTTCTGATGCTCTTTTCATTGTCTTTTAATGGCATAAAAAAAGATTACCTTATATTAGAAAGAGGCAAAAGGCGCTCTGCCTTCGCTCCAATCAAACGAAATTTGTTACAGATTCCAGGAAGACCGGGTGCTTATTTGGAAAGTACCGACACCGAAGTCAGGATTATTGAGCAGCCAATTGTCATTAATGGTCACGATCGGTTAGACGTGAGGAAACTTGAAGAAGACCTTTCTGAATGGTTAATAACTGAACAGGCGGGTGCGCTAATTTTTGATGATGAACCGGGTAGGACTTATTATGCCGTTGTTGATGGATCCCTGGACATTGAAGATATTGCACGATTTGGGCGTGGCACAATTACATTTGTATGTCCTGACCCCTACAAATATGGCGTAAGTAAATTCGCGGTACTTCCTGCAGAGGCTTCTTCGGTTGTGTACGATGGATCTGTTGAAACTTACCCTATCTTTCGTGCAACTGCCAAAGAATCCATTACTTTTTTGGACATTATAACTGACCAGGGATATATGCGGATTGGGGAACCTTATCAGGTAAAGGAAACGCCTTTTGTAAGGGAACAACTCATCTTAAATGATGATATGAAATCCACTGTTGGCTGGGTGTCCGCATCCTATGTAGAGGGTGGTGCTGTGGCAGGCACCATGGCATCTGACGGAAATGATTTTATAGCCAGCAGCTATGGAACGGGAAGTGCTTGGCACGGACCAGCTTTAAAAAAGTCTTTTTCAGAGGCTTTGCAGGATTTCCGTGCAGAATTTTATTTCCGGCAGGATAATCATGCAGACCCAAACATGATTGGGAGAGCCATGATTTATCTGCTTGATGTTAACAATAATGTGGTTGCTATGGTGCAAATGGCGGATCCATGGCGCCACACAAAATCAAATCGAGCCGAAGTCAGACTGGGTGATGTAGGCGGGCATACCATGGTCAGCACAACAGGAAAAACGAATATTTGGTGGAATAATTTCCAAGGTATTATTCGTCTGGAACGCATCGGGAAACGCTGGTATGTCTATATCGCTAACCGTACACGGGACGGTAAGTTCAAACATTATCGGACATGGGGTGTGGGATATGATGACCTTAATAATAAATACCAGGCGCCAATTACTCAAATCCAGCTGCATCTTGGGCAATATGGAACGTTCACACCTACAAGTCAATCTTTTCAATTGATGAGGATTTATAAAATTAATCAGAAACAAGAGAATCAGATTCCCTATATTGCTCACGCAGGAGACGTTATAGAAATTGATCATGCTGCCAGCTCCATCCGAATTAATGGAGAAGACCGGACGGACCTCAAAGACTTTGGAGCCAGTTATTTTCCATTAGTAAAAGGGCAAAACATTATTGGCGTCTCTGATTTCAATTCTGTGGATATTGAAGTCGAATGGAGGGAGCGCTTTAGATGATTCATGTGCTTGACTATCAGACTGAAAAAATTCTAACAACACTTGAAAATAAGCCTAACGCTGCCCTCTTCTGGAACGATATCCACGAGGACACATTAAAAAATAATCAGGAAACATTTGATTTTACCATGCAGGCAACGGTGCCTGCTGCCGATTTTGTCAGTAAGCGGAATTTAGTTGTCATTCCGGATGAGGATGGATTTTTCCGGGAGTTTATTATTCTCGAAACCTATCAATATGACCGTAAGAAAGAGGTTAAATGTAATGCCTCATTTACGGATATTGCTAAGCAAAAGATTATCGATCCAGTTGTGCTTGAGGGGCAGACCATCCAAACAGCTGCGAATCACATCCTTCCAGGTACTGACTGGCAGTTGGGAATAGCGGAAGGCCTTGATCTTCGAAAAGTTGAGTTTACAGAACATACCGATGCCCTGTCAGCCCTTCGGCAGATCGCAAGCCTGTTTGAATTAGAAATCCGTTTTCGGGTTGAAACAAAAGCAAATAGAATCACAGGCAGATATGTGGATTTTATCGAGCGGGAAGGCGCTTTTTATGGGAAAGAAATTGTACTAGGAAAAGACCTGGTTGGTGTGAAACGCCGTGAAAACTCGGATATTGTAACGGCCTTAATCGGTCTTGGCCCTGAAAAGGAAGATGGGACACGATTAGTCGTTCGGGTAGAAGATGAAGATGCCCTGCAGAGATGGGCGAAAAAAAGACCAGACGGCACCGTTCGTCATCTATGGGGAATCTATACGCCAGAAACCAGTGACCTGGACATGACAGAAGCGCGTCTCACAACATTAACGAGAGCGGAATTGGATAAGCGTATCAATACCTCCGTCTTATATGAAGCGGATGCTGTCTCTATTGAACATATTTTAGGATATGAACATGAGAAAGTAAGAAAAGGCGACACAGTAAGGATTAAAGACACGTCCTATGTGCCGCCTTTATACTTGGATGCCAGGATTATTTCGGTAAAACGTGCGGTGTCCAATCGTTCGAAAAAGACGTTTATTCTTGGTGATTTTATCGAATACACAGAAGAAGAAATCATGGCCACTTTCAAAGCATTAAAAGCGGTTCTGCAGAAGAAGGCATCTGAGGCAGAAGTAGTGGCTGCTAGAGAATATGCTGAACAGGTAGCCGGAACTGCTGAAGGCAATGCCAAAGAATATGCCGAAGCCATAGCCGTTGAATTATCTGAAATTGAGAAACTAAAAGGGCATAAAATTCAGCTGTTGAAAGAGAAAGCAGCTTTTGATGAGCGTTTCAATTCCGTAAATAATCATCCCCAATTATATGATGATACTGTTCAAACGGAGTTGACAGCATCAAAAACAAACTTTGACCAAAAATATAACGCTTTGGTTTCAGTTATAGATGCTGTGATCGTTGATAAAATTATATCTGATTCTGAGCGTTCTGATCTGGAATTAAAAACAGAAGAATACCGATTGGCTATAACTCGTTATGAATCTGCACATGCTGCAGCGCTGGATAGTATTTCTTCCGGCAAAGCCGCGGATGCGGAAGCAGCTGCCACAGATTTTGTAGAGACGTATGCCAATAAAAAGATCAGCCAGAGTACTATTGCTCCGTCTAATCCTGTTACTGGCGATTTATGGATAGATACAAGTGTAAGCCCGTATATTTGGAAGAGGTGGAATGGCACAGAGTGGAGTAATGCCATTACCGTCACAACCGAGATGTTTAGTGCTATCGGGATAGACGCTGGCGTCATTAAAACGGGTGTTTTAGATGCAGAACGTATACAAATTGGGTCTACTACAAATTTTGCTACCGGATACGATCCAAGCACCAAAGAAACTCCTGCAGGCGCACTGTCAAAGGCCAATACAGCGGAATCCAATGCAAAAGCCTATGTGAATGCACTGAAAGTCGGAGGTCGTAACCTTCATAAGCACACGGATATAGGGGACCATTCTTTAGATTACTGGCAAGCCTGGAATACAACAGCTTCCACATTGTCTATTCAGAACCGAACCATTAATGGAGCAGTCCGTAAAGTTCTTCAGCTTTGGTATACGGCTAGTACAACATCCGGAAATGCAATAGCTGTCCACTTAAAGGACAGTGCTGGTAATTATTTTGCTGTTATGCAAGGTATGAAATATACAGTTTCATTTTTAGTGTCTAATCACTCTGCAATCACGCAACTGGACTATTGTTACTTACTTTCTAACAGTAATGCAAATCAGCACTTAGGAAATATCGTTTTAGCAGACCATCCTATTGTTGCCGATGATGCAACTAGTGAAGATTTTAGAAGAGTAACGTTTACGTTTACAGCGCCTTTCACTGCTGCGGATTGCCGTTTACTGCTAGGGGCTAGAACACCTACTACTACTCCTTGGATACGCTTTTTAGAGGTTCAGATTGAAGAAGGGGACAAGGCAACGAATTGGAGCCCAGCGGTTGAGGACAATCTCTATAAAGGAATCCTTTATAACGGCGTTAAGATTGACGCTACTTCAGGTTTTATGGCTATTCGTTCCGATGGAAAGGTACGCACTATTGCTAATGCTACAGATGGGTTTAAGGTCCAAAAGCTTATAAATAGTACGTGGACGGATATGATTTCCGCAGACAGCAACGGGGATCTGGCATACGCCGGAAAGCTGTCAGGTGCTACAGGTAATTACACAGGAAGCGTGAACGTGAATGACGGCGTTAACAGCGCAAGCTTATCAGCCGGATTGTTTAAATACTGGCCTAGTGGTACGTCCTTTCAATACAATCAACTAGGCGGAGGGGCTGTATGGCAGTATATAGATGAAGAGGCAATGGATGGCGGTGTACCGATCGTAGGAGTCGGAGCGTCCATTGTCTATGAAGATTTAGTGTATGTATCTACCGGAACTAGATTGCCAGGCGGCAAGCTTAAGATCAGTGCGGCAAACAACGGTAACTCAGGTTCGGGAGTAGTCGAAGTTGTAGGCGAACTACGTGTAACAAAGGATTTGTACATGCCTTCAAACGGAAGAATACACTTAACCGGGACTAGCAGCGGAATCAAACTTGACACAGCAAGCGGTATTGTTGGTACAAATAATGGCTATCTTTTCCGTGATTATAATAACGGAAATGTGACCGTAAGTGCTGCCGGAGGCATCCTATACTTAGGCTATGAGAATACTACAGTGGTACGAGTGTCCACTAATGTGATGGATTGGGCGAATACTGGATGTAAAATTGACATGACCGGAAACATAGCCCGTCTTCAAAGGTCTACTTCAGATTATCTTGCATACAGCTCAGGATCTGCAGTCCTTTATTTCGGAGGCGTAGCAAAACACTCCTTCGGTTCAGACGGTAGTAAAACAGGGGGATCCATCGTAGTTGACGGAGAGAATCTGGGCATGTCACCTATAGATAGTCCTCAAGTTTTGATTGAGTATATTGATTTCTCCATTCCTTTGAATGCTGATGGTGTGAAAGTATTCCTTGATCCACAGTATCGTAAATCTGTAACAGACTTCGCGGTGTTCCCGAACAATGGGAAAATAATCGAAAAAGGTTATGACTATTATGTGATAGCCGGAGAAGGCACAGCAGACTGTCGGATTGTAGGAGAGCGTGTTGATCATGCGGGTGCGTTTTGGGCAGATATGTCAATCTTGCAGGAGGATACCGATGGAATTATGGAAGAAGCGACCCCAGCGAATTGAAGCATATGAACATGATGATCAGGGAGTCTTTAAGGGAGTAGTAATAATATCTGAAGACATACCTCTGCCAGCCAATATCAAAAGGGCAAGACCTCCAGATGATTTGAAGTTGCCAAAATGGAATAAGAAAAATAAAAAATGGATGGAAGGTGAAAAAGCATGAACGCTGATATTGAATTAGTTATACAAGATTTATCCAATCAAATTGCCACTTTAAGCCGAGATAAAGCAATTTTCTCAGCTGCAGCAACTCAGAGAGAACAAGAGAACCAGGCATTGAAAAAGGAAAATGAAAAATTAAAGAAAGAGCTAGCAAAAATTGCTGGTCCTGTGCCAGTTAAGGAAGCCGAATAAGGCTTTTTTTATTGCCTTCAAGGGGGGATTGTGAGTGACACAGGAGGCGACAGTTGTGAATGGATACGAACAAAAAATAACCGAAATGCAAGGTGAAATAAAGTCCCTTGAAGTAAGGGTAAGCAAATTAGAAAGAACCACAGATAAACACGATCAGCAAATATTCTCTATTAATGAGAAGCTAAATAAAATTGATGAAAACACCACTTGGATAAAGCGGACAATTACTGGCGCCATAATTACCGCAATGTGCACGGGCATTATTGGTGGCAGCATAGCGATTATATTCACGGTATTTAAAGGAGGAAGTTAAAATGATCAACTGGAAAGTAAGATTTAAAAATCCTGTATTTCTTGCACAATTATTTTTAGCATTCTTTGCACCAATACTTGGATATTTTGGGTTAACTGCGCAGGACCTCACTACTTGGGGTTCTGTTTTTAATTTGCTGTCCGGTGCATTTTCTAATCCTTATGTTCTGTTTCTTATAGTGGTCAGCATCTGGAATGCATTAAATGACCCTACAACAAAAGGGATTGAAGATAGTCATCAAGCCAAAAGATATCAATGGCCTAAATAAGCTGCCCTTCGGGGTGGCTTTTATTTTTGAAGGGAGTGGTAAAAATGACCGTACAATTAAAAACTCTTATTGACCGGTCCATCCGTAATATGGGATCTGGGGTGCATCCTGTTGTGAAAGAATCTGCATTGGAAGTCATCAAAAGGGCTTATGAGGAAGGAATATACGTGCAAATCTCCAGTGGCTATCGCTCCTTTGCAGAACAAAATGCGCTATATGCACAAGGGAGAACTAAACCCGGAAATGTCGTCACGAATGCTAAAGGTGGCCAATCTAACCATAACTATGGATTGGCAGTTGATTATTTCCTTGTTAGCGATGACGGCAAAAGAGCGCTGTGGACCGTTAATGCAAAATGGCGAAGAGTCGCTGCCATTGCCAAATCACTAGGTTTCGCTTGGGGCGGGGATTGGAAAGGCTTCGTTGATTATCCTCACCTTGAAATGATGGGTGGGTTGTCATTAAGAGACTTGCAGAATGGCAAGAGGCCGAATTTAGTTTCTAAAGTAGTAAAGGAGGAAGATGAAATGTTAGAAGAAGCTGTTTTAGTTGGAGCATTCCCTGATATTGATGATGCTGAATTAGTATGTAAAAGGCTACAGGCCCCACTTTTCTTTAGAGGTGGAATCCCTAACAAAAAAGTGGCAAAGAAATTGTATGTGGTAGGCGGCACGATGAATGGATTAGATAAATACGCAGATAAGCTCATTAATTTATCTGGTAAGGATCGAGCTGCAGTCACGAAAGCAGTTGAAAACTTTTTAAAGTAAGTTACAAGTCCTTGTCCTTTGAGATGTGCCCATATTTAATAGTGAGGTGAAATATAATGCAAGAAAATGCTGGTCACAATAATTACGTCAAAGAAGAATATCTTGGAGACCCAAAGAAATTAAGAATTATCACTGGGACAATTAAGACTTCTGATATACCAAAGAAGAAGTAATGTTCTCTATAGGAAATAAAGCCCTTCTCAATCGAGAGGGGCTTATAAATGTTTCCAGGTCTTTCTTTTAATAATCCTATATATACATGATGGTTTTACTTCAAATTCACATGCAATTTCCTCAATTAGTTCTCTTGGCTTTCCTTCATCCCTTAATATTTCCCTTTGATATCTTCTTCTAATTACTTTAACATCATATGCACGGAGTCTAGTCAATTTAAATCTACCCTTTCCCTATCAACAAATTGGTTAATTTCTTATGTCTAATTCATGAAGTTAAAGGGGTACTGCTTGTTATCTAAATTTCTTAAATAAATAAAACTCTAATAATTCCTGAACCTTATTCCGGATCCGGGGATTGAAGTAATTATGCTGTTCCTCAAATCCTTTGTATATGAATAAAAACATTGTAAAAGCCTCGTCTCTAGCTACCTGCTCAACCTTCATCTGCCCTTTCCTCATGGCAAACTTCGCTTCTTTTAAATCACTTTGAACAACCTTTATTGTTTCTTCAATTAACTGAAGATAAGGCTCTTTCAGCTTAAAGCCCGCATTATCAAATATAATCCGATCACGTTCAAGGATGGTTAGCAGCATAGGCAGGTACATTGCTTGCTCTAAAATATCGCGGTCTTTTTCTGGAATCCTGGTCATCGTTAAACCCTCTCAACAGCTGTAATTTCCTCAATAATGACCCTTCTTTTTCCGTCATCACATTCAAATAGTATGTATTTCATTAGCATATCCACCTTATCGACTATTCCTGTTAAAGCCTGAAAAAACCCATCCCTCCAGACCGTCACTTTAATTGGAACACTGTAATTAAGAGACTCCATGACTATAAAGCCAATCTCCTCGAATTCCTGCTCATCCAGCTGGGGCTTCATTTGCTTCTTATCATCAAAGGTTATTTGTTTTAGCAATTTTACATGCTCGGGCATGAAGAATGCAGATTGCCATTTCTTTTTTCCGCGATCACGAATCATTTCCTGTCATCTCCTTATACTATAAATTATACAAACATTTGTTCGAAAATCAACTTGAAAACGAACGCGTGTTTGTATATTATTATGTCAAAGGAGCTGAAAATGATGAATTGCTTGTTTAAATCCTCTCTGGAAAATAAATTACCAATTGATTTAATCTACATGAATAATGCAGGTGAGCTTTCCCAAAGGTCTGTTATAGTTAGAAAAATAACCGTGGAGGGCATCCTGGCATTTGATATTGGTAAACAGCAGCTGAGATCATTTAAACGAGCAAACATTTTATCAGCTGCCAAACAACGTAGAAAAAGAGGGGTAAATTATGCGTAAACTATCGAAGAGACAAAAGGAAACTTTAGAAGCCATAAATCAATATATAAATAAACACAATTATCCACCGGCATTTCGTGACATTGCAGATATGTTGGGATTAAAATCACCATCCACAGTTAGTGATCTGCTTCATAAATTAAAAGACAAAGGATATATCAGCTGGGAGCCAACACAACCAAGAACGCTGCGCATAATAAAAACCGCCTCTTAATTGAGACGGTTTGTTTTTTATTATTTTAAGTTGCTGAATATAAAATCTTCAACTTTAGGTACCCCTGTGTTTTTGTCAGAGAAAAAAATAGCGGCATAACTACCATCTTCATTTTCCCATTTATATGAGGTTAAAGTGGCGTGGCTCATTTTAGTTTCATTGCTTAAAGTTCCTTCCTGCCCAATAATTGACACCACTTCCTCATAAGTCATTCCTTTATGAATTAGATCAGATTCAGCTTTGCTTACTAATGGTTCCGTTTCCTTAACCTCCTGGACTACACTCGCTGCTTCTTCAGTTGATTTTGGTGCAACATTGTCTTCATACCATTGATCAGTTTCTTCGTCAGACATTTCATCAACTACTGGTGAATTCCCAAGAGGTATTAAAATTAATACCGAGACAACGAGTGCTAATGCACTAATTGAAAGTCGCTTGGCGCCGTATTTTTCCCTCTTGAACAAAAAGAAAATAGTAAGCATTCCTAATGCGACTGTTATTACAAAAAGCCCAACAAACAAATAATACATTATTTAATCCTCCTCAAGATCTGCTAAATCATCAATAGATACTCCTAATTTACGTGCAATAATTGCCGATTGTTTCAAATCTGGCTGAGTTTTATTTTGTCTCCATTTTGAAAAGGTGGTTTCCGTTACTTCACAAGCTTTAGCGATATGTTTGTTCTTTAACCCCTGCTTATCCATCCAATAATCTATTTTATTTTTAAACATATGTGGCCTCCAATAGCTTTTATAACCATTTCCACACTTTGATTTGAATTCCTTTAAAGATAAGTTTGATAAAAATTTAACTTTTCTTTGAAAGACAGGCAATTTTATAGTCAAATGCCCATATATTGTATCAGACACTGACAGAAAGAGGTGGAGATACATGATTAATGGAATAATAAGAAGCATTTTTGATGGTTACAGGGAAAGTGAGGTGACTAAGAGGAGAATGTATGAAAGCAGTTTTAATGAACTGGATGAAACTGAATATCTATTTTCCTCTGACTATCTTAATCAACTGTATTTCAGCGCAAAAACTGCAGATGATTGCTGGACCATCATGAACTATCTGGAACGGTACCAATGTGTGGATTCTGGAATTGAAAGCTATGACGAAGTTTATTATCAAACAGCAGCCAAATTAAAAAGGAAGCTGAAGGAGGAAGAGAGACGTGGGAATCGAGGTTATTCCTTTTAAGCAGTTTGTTTCTGGTTATTCCTATATGGCTCCAGATCCAGGTCTATTGTCCATGGTGGATGGGGGACTTACCTTCTTTGTGGGCACTGGGGCTGTCTTAATGGCCCTCTTTTTTTTAGAAAAATGTGGCGTGCCGATTAATGAAGCGACTGTTCGGGCAGTTGGTCTGGGAGGGATTCTGTTTGCACTCGGGTGGGCTGTATTTAAGAACCCACTCATACGCAGCCTGGTCATTGGGTTTTAGGCAGTCAGTTCTCCGGTCGGTTCGGATGTCAATGTTTTCAATGGATAGAGCTTGTATTTATTGGTTCAGTTTGAGTGAAATTCCTTTAGCTTTTCGCTAAAGTCCTCATTCACTTGTTCCACAAGTTCATTTTGGAAAGGAGAGCATGTTCAATGATTGAATGGTTAGCTTTTCCCCTGTTGGTGGCAGGAGCTGCAGCCATCCCTAAAGGGAGCAATGAAAGGAAAAACATACAGACTATATTTGAAAACACAGGGTATGGGATCACCAATAAAAATGGGGAACCTCAATTCCCTAAATTCAAAAAGAAATATCCTATTGTGGATGGGAACGAGGAAATTGGAACAAAGTATGTTTTTCAGATCCCATTAGGCTTGCCTGCTACCAAAATGGCTGAGATGGAAAAGAAGGTGCATTTTTTCTCTGATGGTTTAAGCCGGCCGGTATTGGTCGAATTTAAAGCCTGGGTGATTCCGAAGGATCCACGAAAGTATTTAGTGATTAAAGTGTTTAAGAAGGATATTCCAGACTTATTCCCTTATGATCTTGTTCCGGAATGCCCTATTTATCCAGAAGATCATAAGAAGGCAGGAGAAAACAAGTGGGTAATACCATTAGGAAAAGTTTTGGAAGGAATGCTCTGGCATGACTTTGAACAGATTCCTCATATGACTGTGGCAGGTACCACGCGATTTGGAAAAACAGTCTTTTTGAAGGTCCTGGTGTCTTATTTGATTGAATACCATCCACAAGATGTGGAGCTGTATATCATCGATTTAAAGGGAGGTCTGGAGTTTGGAAGATATAAGCTTCTGGAACAGGTAAAAGGGGTGGCCAGCAATCCAATGGAAGCTGCTATCATGCTTGATGGCATCCACAATCAGATGCAGGAGGAATATAAGTACTTTCAAGAAAATTTCTATACAAACATTTCTAATACACCCATTAAGAAAAGGAAGTTCATCATTGTGGATGAAGCAGCCCAGCTGGCCCCTGAGAAGTGGATGAAAAAAGAACAGAAAGAAATGTTAGGTATGTGCCAATACTTTTTAGGTGAAATAACCCGTATTGGTGGAGGTTTGGGCTATAGAGAAGTATTCTGCACCCAATACCCAACATCAGACACTTTGCCTCGTTCTATAAAACAAAATTCCGATGGTAAAGTAACCTTTAGGCTGCCATCCGGTTATGCCTCAGAAGTGGCCATTGATGAAAGGGGAGCTGAGGAACTGCCATCAGATGTTAAAGGCAGGGGACTTTATAAAACTCATGAGCTCCAGAAAATGCAGGTACCACTCTTAGAAGATCATGACATGTGGAAACGATTAGAGAGATACCAGGTCCCACAATCAATGAAAGGAGCGCCAGAAAATGTTGTCGAGTATCGAGAAAAAGAAGAGCCGGCAGGAGAAGATCTTGTTAAGTTTGGATAAGTTGGTTTTTGCCTCAAGAGAACATCTTCAATTGCTGCATGGATTAGGAACTGATCGGAATGCACTTAAGGTGCTGAACAGGATGAAAGACTTTCTGCACATTAAAATGCATAACGGCAAATATGTATATTATTTAAACAATGCCGGCAGGGATCTCATTGGATCTGATAAAGAAGTGAAATGGTCATTAACTGTAGATCATCACCTTCTCAGAAACGACATGTACCTTTATTTCAACCGTCCACAAGATTGGAGGATAGAGGAAAAGATCACCTTCAAATATCAAAGTGGGCTGACCTACAAAGAGTCCTCGATTATCCCTGATGCAACTTTCACCCATCATAAAGTTTTTCACTTTTTAGAAGTAGATCGGACTCAATCCATGATTGAGAATAAAAAGAAAATCAAGCAATATGAACTTCTATCTCCAGCCATCGAAAAGCAATATAAGCATAAGCCTGTCCTTGTTTTCTACACCACAACTGAAAGCCGAAGGGAGATATTAAACAATTATTGTGCAGCTGTAGGCATGCTGTGTATGGTTTTCACCAAGGAAGATTTAAGATAA